CATCGCTGATGCATGCTTACGCTGAGCTTTCGTGGTGGTCTCGCAAACACAGTGACGGTGAAGAGTGGGATGGCTGGATCATTGCTGGTATCACCACTCCAGAAGGCGAAATCACTTATCACCTACCTGTTGAAGAAATCGAGTTCCTTCCTGAAGGTACTGAGCTTGAGTTCGGGAAAGAGTGGGATGGTCATGAAGCAAATGATGTTCTTGGACGACTCCTGAGTTTGCGTCCGGCCATTGCAGAGCCAGAGCCAGAAAAAAAACAGCGTAAAAAGCCTAGTCGAAAACCTAAGGCGGCAGCAGATGAACCTGACAACGAAGGGTGATTTAGTCCTTGCGGCATTACGTAAGCTCGGTGTGGCATCAAATGCCACGTTAACCGATGTCGAACCGCAGTCTATGGAAGACGGCGTCAACGACCTTGAAATGATGATGGCTGAATGGCTTGGAGGTGATGCGTCACCTGGTATCAACGTTGGCTACATTTTCGCTGATGCAGATGTCGCTCCAGATCCGGGCGATGAGCACGGCTTATCAAATAACGCTATCAATGCCGTCATTTTCAACCTTGCCTGCCGAATTGCTCCAGATTATGCGCTGGAAGCGTCTGCAAAACTTATAACCACTGCCAGATACGGGAAAGAGCGACTCGTCAAACTGTCTGCAATGGACAGGGCAAAAGCAGCTAAATGTAAGTCCGGTTATCCAAACCGTATGCCTGTTGGTAGTGGTAACCAGTTGGCGAAGTGGAATGGTTGGAATTACTTCCACCGAAAGGAACCTTGCGATAACGGGAGCGAATAATGCCTATTCAGCAACTTCCGCTTATGAAAGGTGTCGGC